TCCCGGCTTGCCTACCTGGTCGACGCCTACAACCGGGCCTGCGATTCCGACGACGCCCGGCTCATGCTGTCGCTGTCGGCCGAGATCCGCATGCAGCAGCAGGCGTTCGGTCTGACGCCCATCGACCGGCGTCGTCTCCAATGGACGATTGAGCAGGGCGAGGCTGCCGAGGAGAAGACGACCCAGCGCCGGGCTGCGAAGCGTGCGACCGGGAAGCCGAAGGTCGTCCCGGCTGATCCTCGGGAGTTGCTGGCCTGATGGCGACTCTCATTGTCCCCAAGCCGGATCCGAAGCCGTGGCCGACTCTCGGCCCGGCGATCTGTGACTGGATTGAGGACAACTTGGTGTATGGCCCCGGTGATCTCCGGGGTCAGCCGTATGTCGTCGAGGACGAGTTCCGGGCGCTGATCTACCGCATGTACGAGGTTGTCCCGAAGGGCATGCCGGGGGCTGGCCGCCGACGCTTCAACCGGGCGGCGATCAACGTCCGCAAGGGCACCGCGAAGACGGAGAAGGCGTCGATTATCGCGGCGTGCGAACTGCACCCGGACGCTCCGGTGCGCTGCGACGGCTTCGACGCCGATGGCGACCCGGTGGGTCGTGGTGTCCGCGACCCGTATGTGGCGCTCGTGGCGTACACGCAGGAGCAGACGGAGGAACTGGGCTTCAACGTGCTGCGGACGATTCTCGGCGAGGGGCCGCTCGCGGACGACTTCGACATCGGTCTGGAGCGCATCCTCGTGCTGGATGCTCGTGGCCGAGCTGCGGGGAAGGCTGTCCCGCTGACGGGCGCTCCGGGTGCCCGAGACGGTGCCCGGACGACGTTCCAGGCGTTCGACGAGACGCACCGGATGACCCGGCCGACGCTCATCAAGGCCCACACGACGATGCTTCAGAACGCCTACAAGCGGCAGATGGCTGATGCGTGGACGCTGGAGACGACGACGTTCCACGACCCGACGGAGCAGTCGGTCGCGGCTGACACGTATGCCTACGCGCAGTCGGTCGCGCTCGGCGAGGTCCAAGATCCACGCCTGTTCTACTTCTACCGCTACGCCCCAGAGGAGATGCCGCTCGGCACCCGCGAGGAGGTCAAGGAGGCTCTCCTCGAGGCTTCCGGCCCGGCCGCCGCGTGGTCGGCTGACCTTGACGGGCTCGTGGAGCATTGGTTTGAGCCGAAGACGGACAAGAACTACTACCGGCGTGTCTGGCTGAACCAGCGCGTTGCGGGAACGGGCAAGGCGTTCGATTCTGTCCGCTGGGCAGAGTCGGCCGACGCATCGCACGTCGTCCCGGACAAGGCGAAGATCGCCATCGGCTTCGACGGCGCGAAGACGAGGGACGGCACCGCGCTGGTGGCGTGTGAACTGTCGACCGGGTTCATGTGGCTGGCTGGCTATTGGCAGGCGCCCGATGGTGATGATGAGTGGGAGGTCGACCCGTACATGGTCGGCCAGGTTGTCGCGGAACTGTTCGACCGCTACAAGGTGCAGCGCATGTACGCGGACCCGTTCTACTGGACGACCGAGGTGGACTCGTGGCGCGGCCGGTGGGGTGACAAGAAGGTCATCTCGTATGCGACGAACTCGTACAAGCGGATCGGCATGGCGTGCCAGTCGTTCGCGCAGGCGATTTCGGCTGGTCAGGTGCGGCATGACGGCGGGTCCAAGCTCGCTGAGCATGTCGCGAACTCGGTGAAGATGGATCTGAACTTGCGTGGAGACGACGACGTTCCCTTGTGGACGATCACGAAGGAACGTCGTGGCTCTCCTCTCAAGATCGACGCGGCAATGGCGGCAGTCCTTGCATGGCAGGCGCGGAACGACTCAATCGCTGCTGGGGCTCTGAAGCGCGGCACCGGCCGTGTGGCCTCATTCAACTAAGGAAGGACTGTCATGGATCTTGAGCCCCTCGCCCCTGGATGGTGGCTGAACCGTCTCGTCGCGCGCATGTCTGAGCAGGTCGGCATCGTCACACCGAACGAGCGTTGGTACAACGGTGAGCATCCGCTGCCGTCGGCGTCGACCACGCACAACGAGTTGTACCGGAACTTCCAGCGCATGTCGCAGACGAATCTCGTCGGACGGGTGGTCGACGTGGCTGCCTCGAGGCTCGCGATCACGGGTGTCCGCACGGGTGACGAGGACATGGACCAGCATCTGTGGGATCTGTGGCAGCGCTCGCAGATGGACTCCGAGCAGGAGACGCTGTTCGTGACTGCGCTTGCGACCGGCATCGCCTACATCTCGGTCTGGCCGGACCCGGAAACTGGCGTGCCGACGTTCTACCCGGAGCATCCCGCTCAGGTGGTCCACATCCCTGTCCCTGGTCGTCCGCGTCAGGTCGCTGCCGCGCTGAAGGTGTTCTACGACGAGCTGGAGATGCTGTGGGTAGCGGTCCTGTACCTTCCTGACCGCATCTACAAGTGGGTGTCGGCTGCCGCCATTGACGGTATCTCCAACTTCGCCGGCATCGACGCGGAGGAGATCCCGAACCCGTTCGGCGTCATCCCCATCGTGCCGCTGCGGAACCGTCCGACGCTTACCGGCTGGTATCAGTCGGAGATGAAGGACGCGATCCCGATCCAGAAGCGCATCAACCAGACGCTGCTGAACATGATGGTCGCCCAGGAGGCTGTGGCGTTCCCGCAGCGCTACGCGGTCGGCATGGAGATGGACAAGGACGACAACGGTCAGCCGCTGCGGCCGTTCCGCTCCAGCCCGGATGCCTTGTGGGTCGCTGAGGATCCCGACGTGAAGTTCGGCCAGTTCGCCGAGTCCCGCTTCGACGGCTACCTCGCCGCGCTGCGGCAGGACACGGAGGCGCTCGCCTCGGTCACGAACACCCCGGCGTTCAACCTGTCGGCCCACATGATGGTGCCGCCGAGCGCGGAGGCCCTGTCGGCCATGGAGTCGTCGCTCATCAACAAGATCAAGGCGAAGCAGTTGATCTTCGGTGAGGCCGTGGAGCATGCGATGCGCTACGCGATGATGATGGAGGGCCATGATCCCGAGGAACTCCAGACGATGGAGGTCATCTGGCGTGATCCTCGAGTCCGCGCGGATGGGGCTGTTGGCGACTTCGCGGTGAAGTTGCAGGCGGTCGGCGTGCCGCAGGAAGCGATCTGGGCTGAGCTCGGTGCCACTCCTCAGATGATCGAAGAGTGGAAGACGATGCAGATGCGGGACGAGTTCAAGCGCCTCATTGCACAGGTCGCTACCGCGCAGCAGGACGGCACGTTCGGGCCTGACCAGGCTGCTCAGGAGATGGCTGACGGCCCGGACGTGGAGGGCTCCATCGTGGAGCAGCCGACGATCCCGGGTGAGGTTGAGGACAACGTCGCCGGCGTCGCCGAGATGCTTGAGCAGTTGGACGAGGACGACGACGAGGAGGAGAAGAAGCCAGCCAAGAAGCGTGCGAGGAAGGCTGCTTCGCTTCCCCAGGGCACGACGGACCCGTACCCCGGCTTCGATACGGGCGGCACGTACCTCAACGGCTCGGTCAGGTAGCCGATGCCTAGTGCGGAGTCGCGCGCGCTGTCGATCCAGTCGCAGTTCGCGGTTGAGTTGATCGCCCGTCAGGTCGCGAGCCTGACGGGCGGGATGCTCGCGCAGATCGGCCCGGATGCGTCGCCTGCCGAGGTGGACCGGGTCGCGTCCCAGTACGAGGTGCTGATCCTCGGGGCGATGGCGGCTGTGGCGCAGTCTCGTGTCGGCTACATGCAGGGTTTCGCTGCCGCGAACAAGGAGAGCCCGTTCGTCATCCCGGCCGGGGTCGCGAATCCGCGCCCGGAGGCGGTCCTTCAGTCTGGGCTGTCTCCGAAGGGTGCCGTGTACAGCGCGGTTGGTCGGATGAACGAGTGGCAGGCGCAGCAGGACGCGGCTCGGGAACTGGAGGCTGCGAAGCAGGCCCGGATCGCTGCCGAGGAGGCTGCCGCGAACGCGAAGGCGCGCTTTGAGCAGCAGGCCGCGAAGGTTGCCTCGGGTCGGACGGACATCCCGGTGCGGGTGCCTGCTCGGCCCCCGGCGCAGATGGGTGCGGCGCTGCTGTCGCAGTACGCGGAGTCGACGGTCATGTCCACGAGCGACTATGTGGATCGGGCGGTGATGCGCCCGGATGGTCGGGTGGTGGCGTTGCGTCGGGTGACGCATCCGGGTGCGTGTGATCGTTGCACGGCGGTCGCTCGAGTCCTCGTCTACAAGTTCCATCCCTCGCTGCGGCACGACAACTGCCGCTGTTCGTTTGAGCCGGTGTTCCGCAACGATCCGGCGTACCAGGCGAAGTTGGAGAAGTACCGGGCGAACGCTGGTCACGTAGGTGCTGGCCGGTACTCGCGGGACACCCGGAACCGTGGCCGTCGGCAACTGGCCGAGGCTGCGGATCGGGAGAAGTCTTCGTTCTACCAGTACGAGTGGGAGGCGTTCTTGAAGGACGAGCAGACGCGCCTGTCGCAGCTCGTCAAGACCGTGCCGTCGACCACGTTCCGGGACTGGGCCGTGATGACGAGCGCGAACCAATCACAGGGTTTCAGCGGGATGCTCCCGCTGATCACGAGGGACTGAAAGGGTGCCCATGGGAATGCAGGATGCACAGGAGATGGCTGACGGGATTCTCGCGGCCGAGGCCGAGCCGGTGACGGAGCAGCCGCCTGCGGCCGAGTCGACCCCGACCGAGCAGTCGGCGCCGCCAGCCGAGCAGCCAGCGGTGGATGAGGAGTTCACCGATCTGGATCGTGCCGCCATGGCGAAGGTCGTTCGGGCCGAGCGCGAGCAGCGCAAAGACATGGAGGCTGAACTGAAGCGCTTCCGGGCTGCCGAGGAGGAGGCGAAGAAGGCCGCGATGAGTGACCTGGAGCGCGCGGTCGCGGAGGCGAAGGCTCAGGCGCGCGCGGAGGCCGAGGCCGAGTACAAGTCGGCGCTGCTGAAGGCTCGGGTGGAGGCGAAGACGGCCGGGAAGTTCCATGACCCGGACATCGTGTTCCCGCTGCTGGAGGTCGACGCTGACGCGACGGACGCGGAGATCGATGCGGCGGTCGCGGCGCTGGCCGAGTCGCGGCCGTACCTCGTCAAGCAGGCGATCCCGAACCTCCCGCAGGGTCC